GGGATTAGGTACTACTTGTCGTCTTGGTACCATAACACCTTGTAAATCAAAGGGTGCTTGAAGTTGAAATACTAATACTTCTTTTGACCTTTGTTTTAAAGAATCTATTAAATATACTTCTCTTGGATACTCTATTGGTGGACTGTTTGAATCTCCTTCACTTTTCAAATATTTTCTAAGTGTAGTTCTTCTAATTACTTTTAGTCCTGCCATTTCTTCGTAGTCTACTGAGCCTACTGCTGTTTTAAATACGCTTGTTACGTTTGCAAAAGATATTGTAGGTTGAGGCATTTTAGTTGCTGCAGTTTTATTATTACCTTCCATTTGAATTGGTAAGGGAGTATAAGTTCTAGTAGTAGAATTATCTGTATAATCTAACATAGTGACATTTCCTAGGGATGCGTCTACTCCATCATGAAAATATGCAAAATTACCTTTTGTAAATTCTATTTCATATAGATATACAACTGCCGAACCTGGCTCTTGTTTTAATACATCTTTTAAAACTAACTTCTCTGACATTATGCTTCATACACCCTTCTAAATTTTGCGTCTAGAGTATAATAGTCATCATACTCCCATTTCTGAGTCCAATCATCACAAACTACTTTTATTGTTTCTGTGCTACTTCCTGCATTTGAGTCTGCAAGGTCAAATCTAAATTTAGTTACTCCTGCTAAAGATTCAAAGAAAGCAACAAGGTCATCTATTTCTGCTTTTGGTCTTGTTTTAAATGATACTGATATTTCTTGATTTAAATTATTTATACCATTTTGTAATCTTTGTTCATACCCATCACCAAATGAAATTGTAAAAGTTCTTGGTGTATTAGTTCTACTTAATTGTTTGTCAGGTTGTACAGCACTAGAAAATCCAGTGATATTTGAACCATCATTTTGCATTATTCCGTAAGCCATTATATATTACTTAAAAGTCCTCCTGCTCGTTGTTCTTTTGCGATTGTGTCTTGTGCTATCGCTGCTATAGTTTGTCCTAATTCTCTTGCACCATCTCCTGTCAGTATACTTTCTGATTGACCATTCTGGTCTACATTTACAGTAACATTTACATTATTTGTTCCGCCACCGTTTTGCATTTTAACTGGTATACTTCTATCATTTCCTAAAGGAACTACTGCCTCTGTTCCATGTAATACAGCACCATATCCTGATTCAGGACCAGACGCTACTCCGCCCCCTGCAAAAGACCTACCACTGCCTGACATAACTCCACCGTATCTAGCTCCTCCAGTAACAAATGCCATAAAAGCATCGCCCAGTTTTGCAAAGATGTTACCTCCAGTTGAGGTTTGAAAAGCTTGACCCATTTGCATAGCTTTTTCTGCAAGTAATAATGAATATTGTAATATTGCTACTTTTTGCATTAATTTTGCAGCTTTTTCTTGGTCGCCAGTTAATGCCAGTCCTTGGGCTATAAATCCTCCGAATTTAGCAGTATGTAAACCAAACTCTGCCATTGCTTTAGTGCTAGGTTGACTACTCAAACCAGGATAATCTCTTGCAACTAATTGTGATACAGTTAATCCTAGGTCTTCTATTTTATTTTTTGTATCGGTGGCTGCGTTGCCTAAATCAGATACTTCGCCTTTTGTTGTAGCTGTTTCGTTTTCTAATTCAGTTACTACTGTAGTAGCTGCTGTTGTAGCTATTTTAGCATCTTCATATGCTTTTGTTACTTTTGGAAGTACATCTAGTGCCTTTTCTTGTTTTTCTCTTAATGCAATCTCTTGTTCTGTGGTTAAATTAAAATTAGCGTGCAAGGCGTTCAATTTTTTATTTAGTTCTTGGTACTCTTTAGTTCTTTCCTCATAAAGCTTTATTTCTGATTCTATTCTTTGTTGTACAGTAGATACTTTTTCAACATCTCCTCTATCCATAGCCGCTTGGTACTCTGGGTCCATAGCACCAAGCTGATTTTGATAGTTTTGAAGAGCTGTTGCTTCTGCATCTGATATACCAGTGTATTTATCTGTCATAAATACTGTACCATCAGGAAATACAAATCTTTTTACATCTCCTTGCATTGCAGCGTCCATTTCCATATTCATAAAAGGCATATTACTACCTCTAGAAATTGTGCTCGACCTATTAAATGGTACATTAACAGCGTCCCTTTGTCTAAGAAGCTCACTAGAATCTCTAACATAAGTTGACTTACCCTTCAAGTAATCATCATGAGCTGTAGAGTCTTTTGTTACTTTATCAAACTGTGCTTTAATATCTGATTCTGCTATTCCAGCTGCAGCTGCATTTGCTTTTGCAGAATCTAGTGCAAAGTTTCTTAGCCCTCGTAAATGATAATCCGCAGCTAACTCCATTCCCTCTTTAATTTTTTCAGAAGCTGACTTTGAACCTTTCATAAAGTCTGAGTCTGGGTCTGAGAACCCTTTCTTAAATTCCATTCTAACTTGTTGAGTAAATTTTTCTCTTTGAAAATTAGGGTCAAGCGGAGTGCCTCCAAACATAAGTTCTAGTTGTCTTTCTGCTAACATTTTTCCTAGAGAATCTGTAAGATTTTTAGCCATTGTCTTACCAAAATCTTTAAATGCGTTAGCTTCTCCTCTTAATATTTTTCCAAAAGACTTACCTAAGTCAGTACTTAAATCTTGCATTAATTTACTGTGCATAACAAAGAACTCATTATTTTGTGCTCTTAAAGTACCAAGTCTTTCTATTTCTAGTTCAAGTGTATCTTCTGCAAGTTTTTTCTGCCTTTTTGCTTGCTCAACATTACCTTGTTGCGCTTCCACAAGTCTTTCCTGTATTCTTGCTGTCGCTAATTTTTCTTGTGCTTCTAATACTTTAGCCATTTGTTTGGTTTCAGCTAAAGCTTGGCTAGTTTCTCTTTTGCTTCCAAATACTCCCAGTTTAAATCTTTCTGCGTGCATATTAGCTTTATTTAATGCTACTTGTCTTTTGAAGGCTGCTTCTGCTAGAAAATTAAATTGTCTTAATTCTGCATTTACTTTTTCTTGTTGAAGAGCATACCTTTCAGTTTCTACATTATTCATTCCTTGAATTTCTGTTAAAGTAGTTAATAATCTAGCTTCTGTTTCTAGTGCTCTTATAACATCTTGAAATGGAATTTTTGGCAATGCTTGAACAAGTTTATTAGTTTGTTTTACGCTATTAGCTTCAGCTCTACTTAATTCTCCTACTGCTGCAGCTTGTTCAGTTCTTAAAGCAGTAGTCTGTCTAAGTATACCATGTGCTTCATACATAGTAACATTGCCTCGTTTTATATTTTTAGCTAGAGATGCCATTGCAGGATCCATTACACCAAGTTGTTCTATTGTTTTTATTATTTCATCTCTAAATGCTTGAACTTCTGGATTACCTCTCCCTAGTAAACTCAACATTGTTCTAAAGTCATATATTCTTGCACTTAAGTCTGCACTTTGAAAAGCTTGACCTATTTGTTGAATTGTTTCTGGCACACCTAATAATTCTGCTTCAAATACTGTTACGGTTTTTTCAAGTTCACTATTTAACTGTTTTTGAGTTTCTGTAAGCTCTTTTGTTTTTTCGTTTAGTTCTTCTACTCTTTTATCCGCTTTTGTAAACATTTGAAATAACTGTTTACCCATTTCAAAAATCATAACAGCAATACCAATAAAACCTGCCAGTCTCATGACACCATTCATAAATTTACCAAACTGCATACCTGCAAATTTCATAGCACCCATAACTCTACCATGCTCTGCTTGCATTTCATATAAATCAGCTAAGAATTCTCTTTTCATTCTTTCGAATCCAATCGCTGAGTCTGCTACCATTCTTTGTCTTTGTGCTTTTAATATGGCTACTGTTCTTTTGTGTTCTCTACGAGTATGATGTTCAAATTTTAGCATACTAGAAGTCTTTGCTTTTGTAGCTTTTTCGTAAGCTGCGATATCTGCTTTTGTTGCTGCACCTGGAGTCGCTAATCTTCCAATTCTTTCTTTGGACATCATCTTGGTAACTTTTAAGTCGCCTGATCCAGCTATTGATGCTGCTTGTTGTCCTGATTTTGTGTAGTCTAAATTAGGTAGTGCGCCTCTAATAAGACCTCCAGTAATTGAAGCGGCGAAAACACCAATAGCAGCTGTTGCTGAATTAATATTTTCTACTAAAAACTTTCCAAAGAACTCAGCTACAGGGCCAAGTATAGTTCTAAATCTATTTAGGACTTCGTCAAATGCTACCATCAATTGATTTAAGGCATTAACTGAATCTTCTCCTAGTAATGATTGAATAGCACCATATCTTGTTTCTGCTTGTTCTAATACATCATTAACAACAGCTTGTGATTTTTGAAAAGTGGTAAGTTGATTTTTGTTAAGACCAAGAGATGCAGCATATTTAGTAGTAGCTTCGTCTAGTCTTAATATAATACCGAGTTCGTCCAAGAGTTCTGGTTCCGCTTTTGTTACACCACGAACAAGACGATTAAATGAATCTGTCGTATCTCTACCCAAAGCAATAGAAACCGTCTTGGCTGCTTCACCAAGTTCGTTTAATTGTGAGGGGGATAATCCAGCAGCTAAGGCAATAGCTGTGGCCTGAGAGGCTTCTTTGAATGTTATTTGAGCTGCAGTAGCTTCCTGTACATCTCTAGCAAGGGTTTTCATAGCTCTACCAGTAACACCAGCAAAAGCTTCTTGTCCTTCTTGTAGTACTCTAAAATCAGCAGCTTCTCTTAAGAATCTAAATACAGCATCAAGTGCAAATAATTGTGCGGCTAGTGTAGCATAGGCAGGTACGAGTCCTCCAGTAATACCTTGCGACATTTTACTAAAGTTCTTCGTAACATTCGAAGACATTTGAGCAACACCTTTACCAGCACGGTCAGTAGACCTAGCATTTTTATCTAGCGTATTAAAACTATTTCCTGCTTTTTTGGCGTCCTTATCAACTTTATTTAAACCACTTGCCGTGACTTTAAAATCTATTGAGCCGCCTGAACCCTTACCTTTCTTTGCCATTATACCTTTGCTTTCCTCTTTGTAGCGTCTTGCTTTCTTTTAACTTCTTCGTTAATTGTTCGTCCTCTTTCTATATCTATATGTTTCATAAAAAAGACTACTGTTTTCTTATCTTCTATTTCATAGATATTGAGTAATTCTCCAAGACCTGCCATATTCTTTCCCATATAATAACCATTCATTCCATCCCAAGTATCTTGTAGAAGGTGGTATACAAAAAATGCCATCTGAACTTCAAATGGATATAAATCCATTGCAGGTGGCATCTTTTCTGGGTCAGGTTCTTGTCCTAACTGCTCGCAAATAGCAAGGTATTTATTTAAATCAATGTTGGTGTCTTTGTACTGTCTTTTGATTAGAGCAAGTATTCTTTCTACTTGCTCTTGGTAAAATTTTCCAAATCACCAAGCATATCAGAAACCCAGTTATCAAAATCTCCAGAATTTTTTAATAATAATTCTGCGTTTTCAATTGAAAATGCAAGTTCGTCGTCAGGGTCTACCTCGCTTGTATCTACTAATAGAAGCTCTTCTAAGTACTTATACTTTAAGCCTTTCCAGCCTTTTATGACTGCCTTAGAGTATTCTTCTAAGAATTTATCATTATCAAGCTGTTCTTCGTATGCCCTTGTTCTTTTGTTTAGAACTTGTTTC